TTCTTTTTCTTTGCCATTATATTGTATTTGTTATATATGTTGGTGATGAAATTGTGTCTGTGTATTCTGTGTATGTGATAGCATCATTGTTGACGGCTTTCAAATTCATTATTGTTTTATATATCACCTTAACCGCATTGTCTGGATCTAGGTTTGTTGAATTATTATTTTGGTAAATAACAACATCATAAAAACCATACGGATATTCTGTGTCACCAATGCTAATGATCCCAGCTTCTAAACTTTCTGTTCCGTTATTTCTTATATTAATCAACATTGAAACATATCTGTCTTTTTTGTCATAATTTGTAATACCGCTCAAAAAATACTTTGTTTTATTTGTAGACTGACTTGTTATTGCAATCAACGGTGCATAAGTTGTTGCTGTCATTTCATCATACAAGTTAGCATAAATATAATTAGCTGTATTTAACGTGCTATTATTCCGAGTCCATTGAATCATTCTTCTTTTTCTTTTTTGATGTTTCAAAATACTTGTCGCCAAACCTTTCTTGAATGTGTCTTAATTGACCTTGATTCATTTCACCTAAAGGTATTCTGTAATGAGAAACTTTTTCATTCAAAAATTCTTTTTTAACTGTAATCATAGTTGTTCTTTTTTATAAATATAAATATACGCTTTTTGTTTACTAAAAAAAAAGGCAACCCGAAAGTTGCCCTTTTTCAAACAGAATAGAAAGTGTGCTATTATGTTGGTGTAGTTCCAACAGTGATGGTCACGTTGCCATCAGTAGATATTCCGTCAAACGGATATTTGTCTGTTCCAACACCTGCTGTTTCTTTCAGCATATAGTTTTCAGTTTCTTGTGCTGTAAACGTCAAAGTAAATCCACTCATATCAGCTTTTGCCGTTCCTGTTGACATTGCTCCTGCTGTAACAGTGCAACCAAATCTTGTTCCTAATAAGAAGACATTGTCATTTGCATCTAAAACCCACACGTGGCATCTTCCTTTTAGTATATTGTCTAAATGTGGAAGGTCTTCGTGAACTATCTTTTGCAATACAACTTCTAAAACTTGTTCATAGTATGTTGTTCCATTCGCATCATTGCTTGTGAAATTTGCATTATATGTTCCTGTGTTTGCTCTCAAGTCATATTGGAAAACAGTTATTGCAGAACTAAAGTCAGTTATTTCATTTGCTGTAATGGTTAGCTTTGAAAGTAATGCTTCATCGTAATTAGTCAAGAAAATCTTTTGTATTCCACCGATGACATCTTTACAGGCGACCAAACGACCTTCGCTGACATCACAGGCGAATTTATAAAATTTATTCATTTTTCATTTTCTTTAAAAGGTTATAAAAAGGGGGAGTATATTGCAACTCCCCATTTTAAAAAGTATCTATTAAGACCAAACAGTTGATCCGTATACACCATCAGTCGCAACAGCAGTTTGAACACCCATAGCGAATTGCATAACAACTGCAATGTTGTCTGAACCATCATACTCATATTTCGGTATCAATCTCACTTCTTGCCATCCAGAATTTGTGTTAGAACCTACTACTAGGTTTTCTGGATATGTAAATACGATAGTGTCGTTGAACATTCCCGGACATCTGTATATTGGAAATCCGAAGTAAGTCATATTATCACCATCTAAGTTAAATCCTGCACCAGAAACTTGTCCTTGGTTAGAACCTGCACTTGCTAATGCTTGAATGTAGAAACCATAAGTTTTGTTGTTCATATAGAAACCTGCTCCCGGCTTAGTTAAAAGACCAGAAACATCAGAAGCAACTGCGTTGTAAACAGAAGCCATATCAGTCAAGATGTCTGATGCCGCTAAAGAGTCAGCAAAATCAACTTCTGTAAAGTCTTTCAATGCACTTGCATCTGCACCTGCTTCATCAAAACCACCATCATTTGACAAGAACCCTGTTCCAAATGGTGAAGCACCTTGCCAAATTGCAATCTCTAATTGTGCCGCGGCTTTTGCCGCAACTGTTTCAAGTAAGAAATCACCAAATGCTTGTGGTAAATTTCCGTTTCTGTCCATTCCTTGACCAAACCACGTTGGGAATACTGTGCCTCGGCAAATTTCTTCGTTTACTTTCATATCGGTAAGCGTTAAGATTTGCTCACTTGTAGAAGTGTTAGCGCCAGAAGTAAAACCACAAGACGCGGCAACTATTGGGTTTGAAGATGAAATTTGTGAAATTACTGCTGATTTGTTAAGACCTTCAATTTGTCTAACATAACCCTTAGCGATTGTATCTGGACTTCTTAGAGCCGCCCTCACGTAAGGCAATACCTGTTCACCCGCATAGGTGTCACTGTTGATAGTAATGTCAAAATCATACTTTTTGTTTCGTGATAAATTAAATTTTTTCATTTTAAAATTAGTATTAATTATTCATTAAGTGTTTAACTCGTTCGCTGACTGACATTTTGCCTAAATCAACTGTTTCCTTTTTCAGGTGTGTTGGAGTTATATTAACCCCATTATTAGAAGGTGTTTCTTCTAATGTATTAATTTTATCTTCTATTGCAGACAATCTTGTTAAAAGTTCGCCCATTAAATCAGAAGACATTTCTATTTCTTTCACTTCAACTTCTTCTTCTACTTTTTCTGCCATATGGTCAACAACCACTTTTGCAACTTCTTTTGAAATTTCTTCTGTCACTTCATCTGGTGTAGCTTCATTGATTTTAACTGCAATTTCTTCAATAATTGGATCAGCCGTGATTTCTTCAATCACTTCTTCTTTTTCAACTACTTCTTCTGCTTCCATTTCTTCTTCAACAACTTCTTCTTCAACAACTTCTTCTTCACCAAATCCTGCAACTTTGCTTTCAGCATCAATTCTTAGTTTAGAACCATCTTGCATTGTGTATATGCCTTCCGCAAGACTTTCAACTTCACCTGCGTCATTTATTACATATACTTCTGAACCAACTTCAAATTCTTCGCTGTCTGTTGCTATTACTCTTGCATCATCAAGAATTGCTTCTGCATACATATTAATTTTGTATGTCTTCTTTTTTGAGAACTTTAATAGTTCTTTGATTTTTTGTAATGAACTCATTTTAATCTTTTTTTATATATATTATTACTTGGTTTTTGTTCCTTTTCAAAATGTAAAACTATCTTTTAACAGTTCTATTTTTTATTGATGCACAGACTTTTTCTGCTGTTTCCCTGTCCCCATATTCTTTCATCTGGTCTTTAATACATTCGTCCCACGGATATTTTTCCATATTTTTAGACTTGTATTTATATGATCTGTCTGCAATTTTCTTTTTTCTTTTTTTAAGTATTTCTGCGTGTGACTTGCATCCCATATAATAGGTTTCACCATCTATTTCGTGTTGATGGCTTCCAACACAGTCAAAAAACAATTGACCATATAATTCAGCTTTTTCAATGTCTTTGTATATAGGTGTTCCATCAAGTGTTTTGTCTGGTTTTAGTTCAGCATTCATAAGAACATCTTTTATTTCTTCCATCAATTCTTTTTGTTCACACTCAATACATTCTTCTGCTAAGTCTAAAATATCACCTTTCTGCATTTCAATTGCTTTATCAA